TCAAATTTTATTTAACAAAAACAGGTAATGTTAAACCAATTAAAGTAAAAACGGAAACGGCCTAATATTTATAACTAAAACTTATTATGAGTGAATATAAAATTTTAGGGCCTAGAGATACAGGTAAAGGAATTCTTATTGAGTATGATGCAGGATATATTAACCCAAAAGAAGGTCGTAATTACGAGATATTAAAAGAATCATCAAATCATTTGGACCATTCAAAACCATTTGAATTTTATGCCGTTTTACAAAAATACAATACACCTAACAGAAATGGTAGAGTATACCCTGAGAAGATATTAAAGAGAGAATCAGAAAATTATAGAAAGATGATTGAGAAAGGAACCTCATTATCTGAATTAAACCACCCTGAGTCTTCTTTAATTGATTTAGATCGTGTATCACACCTAATAACAGATATATGGTGGGAGGGACCTGTATTGTTAGGTAAACTTAAATTATTAACAAGTCCTGGTTTCCATGAAAGAGGGATTGTTTCTACTAAGGGAGATTTGGCAGCAAACTACTTACGACAAGGAGTTACTTTAGGTATATCTTCTCGTGGTGTAGGATCCCTTAAAAAAGTTGGAGAACAAAATGAAGTACAAGATGATTTTGAACTTATTTGTTTTGACTTAGTGTCTTCACCATCAACACCTGGAGCTTATCTTTTCCAAGATAAAAACGATAGAATGAAATATGAAGAGAGCTTAGAAGAAGACAAAAAAATGGCGGTAGATCGTCATGTTGGTGAAAGTGGTAACAAATCACTTGACTTAATGAAAAGATTAACCGATTATTTAGATAAATAAAAAAAAAACTATGGAACAAGGAGAAAAGTATTTTGTGGCTAAAATCGCATCTGATTTATTAGATACTGAATCAGGAAAAGTAAAAAAAACAAAAGAAGAAAAATTAGTATTGGGTTACACACCAACTGATGTTGAGGCTAAAGTAACTAAAGTGTATGAACACTATACTATGGATTGGAGAATTACATCAATCACTGAAAGTAAAATTGATGAGGTAATTAGTTAATTTTTAATTAATTTTTAAGATGGGTATAACATTAGTTGTACCCATTTTTTTTGCATAATAATTAGAAAAAATGAATTTTTTTAATTTACTTACTATTTATATTGTAAAACAAACTATAGATGAACAAAAAATCAGTTGTTGAAGACGCATTATTCCAAATTCGTAATTTGGAAGAAGCTCTTAAAGAAAATGCAAAAGGAATACTTTCTTCTACAATGAAGAATGAAATCAGCTCATTAGTAAAAGAATCTCTTAGAGAACAAGAAGAGATTGATGTTGAAGACGAAGAGGTTGTTGAACCTGAAGGTCAAGTAGATGATGTCGAGGATGTAGATTTAGGTGTTGAGCCTATGGCTACCGATGACATGGAAGATGACGACATGGAAGACATGGGTATGGAAGATGATGATGCAATTGACATGACTGGAGCAGATATGTCAGATGTAATTAAAGTTTTCAAATCTATGGATGATGAAGATGGAGTTATCGTAAAGAGAGATGCGAACAATAACATTAGATTATCAGATAGTGAAACAGGAGCCGATTATTTCATTCAGCTTTCTGAACAATATCAAGATGAACTTGATGAACAAGATGATGATCTTACATTAGATGAAACTTTGTATGAAATTGAAATGGATGACATGGATTCTAGACAAGACGTTTATAGACCAGATGTATCTGATGATGAAGGATGGTCTGATAAAGAAACACAAAGAATGTGGAATGAACAAGACGAAGATGGAATTGTTTATAGACCAGATGTATCTGATGATGAAGGATGGTCAGATAAAGAAACACAAAGAATGTGGAATGAAGAAATGGACATGGATATGGATATGGACCCAAGACGTATGAGTCGTAGACATTCTGAAATGGACGAAACTCCAATGTATGAAATTGAAATGGATGACATGGATTCTAGACAAGACGTTTATAGACCAGATGTATCTGATGATGAAGGATGGTCTGATAAAGAAACACAAAGAATGTGGAATGAAGAAATGGACATGGACATGGACTTTGAAGAAATGGACATGGATCCGGACCCAAGAGGTGGTAGGAATAGTAGACATTATGAAGACATGGATATTGATCATGTAATGGAATCAAAATTTAAATCTAAAGGAGTTGGAATGGGATCACCTAAATTCAAGTACGGACAAGTTATGGATTATAAAACTACCAAACAAAAAGAAGGTAAAAAAATGATCAATACAGGAAGTGCTAAAAAATTCTCTTATAAAGATGGAGAAAATTTAGATGGTGAATACAGACCAATTAAAAAGAGAAGAGAAACTACAGAAGCTTCACGTACATTAGGTGCAGGTAGAAAATTTGGTAGAAATGGATTACCAAAACCAAAAGCAGCTCCTCGACACATTAGTGAAAATGAAGTAGAATTACTAAAGTCTAAAAATGAAGAGTACAGAAAAGCTTTGAATCTTTTTAGAACTAAATTAAATGAAGTAGCAATCTTTAACTCTAATTTGGCTTACGCAACTAGACTGTTTACAGAACATTCAACAACAAAACAAGAGAAAATAAATATACTTAGAAGATTCGACAATGTTGAAACACTTAAAGAATCCAAAAGTCTTTATAAGTCATTAAAAGATGAATTCTCATCTGAAAAAACTAAGGAAAACTCTATTAATGAGTCATTCGAAAAATCGGTTACTAAAACTCCTGTATCAGGATCAGCCGTTAATTTGATTGAATCTAAAACTTATGAGAATCCTCAGTTCTTGAGAATGAAAGATTTAATGGGAAAAATAAAATAAAATAAAAAATAAATAAACTAAAATAAAAAACCAAAAAAAAATGGGAGCATTATTAGAATCAGGTCTTGTTGGTAACATTGGGTTAAAACACCTTAAAGTTATCAAAGAAGATACTATTAACAAATGGGATAAATTAGGATTCCTTGAAGGCCTTAAAGGCCACCTAAAAGAAAACGTAGCACAGTTATATGAAAACCAAGCTTCTTTCTTGATTAACGAAGCAACTTCTGAAGGTTCTAACGGAGCATTCGAAACAGTTGTTTTCCCTATCGTAAGAAGAGTTTTCTCTAAATTGTTGGCTAACGATATCGTTTCTGTACAAGCAATGAACTTACCAATCGGTAAATTGTTCTTCTTTGTACCTCGTATCCAAGGATACACAAGTGCATCTGATGCAAATGGTGGAACACACTTTGGACCAATTGGAGCACCAAACGGACCAACTGTAGATCAAAACGCAGGATACCCAGGTGGATCAACAGGTAACGCTTACGCTAAAAACCTTTACGATTTATTCTACGAAGGTGGTGAAGCAGGTTTAGATCCTCCAGGATTGTTTGATTACTCTAAAGGTCAATGGACTGCAGTTACCGCAAATACAACTGTACAAGTTTGGAACGGTAGTATTTTAGATAACGCAGGTGATAATAACGCATTGTATACTGCAACAACAGGAACAAGAAAAGTTATTATCAAAATGTGTGACTTTAATCAAAGTGGTCAAGGCAAATTAATCGGACCTGATGGTAACGAGATGGATACTGAAACTTTCTTATCTGACCTTAAAATTATTGCTGATTCAGGTTTAACTGTGGCGGAAGGTTCACCTTGTGAAGTAGGGACTGGTCCATTATTGTTCAGAGTTGTTACTCAAATCTACGGTAAAGGAATCGTTAAATATGGTAAACAACAAGGAACGACATTTGCTACTACAGGAAACGGTGGTTCTTACTACGATATCTGTGACGAAGAAGGTTGTATCTATTTAGAAGTTGATTTATCTTGTCCTGTATGTGCTACTTGTGGTACTACATTAGACGGATACACAGGAACTACTTTAAGTGCGATCGCTTCAGGTGATTCATTTACTGCGGTTTACAGAAGATACAAAAACTTAGAGTTTGAAGATAAAATCGGTGAGGTTTCTTTTGATTTAGAATCAGTAACTGTTTCTGTAACTGAAAGAAAACTAAGAGCACAATGGTCTCCTGAGTTAGCTCAAGACGTTGCTGCATTCCATAACATCGACGCTGAAGCTGAGTTAACTGCATTGTTATCTGAGCAAGTTGCAGCTGAGATTGACCGTGAGATCTTACGTGACTTGAGAAAAGGAGCGGCTTGGAACTTACGTTGGGATTACAACGGATGGAGAAGATTGTCTTTAACTACATCTTACACTCAAAAAGATTGGAATCAAACTTTGATTACTGCGATTAACCAATTGTCAGCACAAATCCACAAATCTACATTGAGAGGTGGAGCTAACTGGATCGTAGTTTCTTCTGAGATTTCAGCTATCTTTGATGACTTAGAATACTTCCACGTATCTAACGCATCTCCTGAACAAGATCAGTATAACATGGGTATTGAAAGAGTAGGTACTCTTGCAGGACGTTACCAAGTTTACCGTGACCCTTACTTTCCAGCTAACACAGTGTTAGTAGGACACAAAGGAACATCATTGTTAGACACAGGTTACATCTACGCACCGTATGTACCATTACAATTAACACCTACAATGTACAATCCGTTCAACTTTACTCCGATCAAAGGAATAATGACGAGATACGCAAAAAAGATGGTCAACAACAGATTTTACGGAAGAATTACCGTAGATGGCGTTAGAACATTCGATTTAAGAGAATTGAGATAATCAATTAAATACCGAATAAGAGAAAGGAGACAAGTAATTGTCTCCTTTTTTATTTCTCATTAGTTTGTGTAGGTTCTTCAATTTTTGATAACACTCTTATTGATTTTGATATAACTTCAGATTCACCAATTGTAAACGACCCCCGTTTATGTGCTGCTTTAACCGCCTCAACTAAATAATATATTGAATGGTCTTTATCCATAGATAAGAGAATAATATCCAAGTGTTGTTCACTAATCAAATCAATTGTTCCAAATAAATTACCATAATTTATATTTTCTTTTTCCATAATTAAAATATAAGATATTTATATAATATAATCAAATGGATAGACTTAGTAAAATTATAAAAAAAATATTATTGGAAGTAACTTCAGATAGTTCAGGGAGTAGAGGATCATACATTACTCCGCTACAGGTAGGTATTAGAAGATTTAATGATTCTCAAAATGGGCCATTCACAATACCCGTATCTAACTACGATAACCCAATGTTAGAATATGATAGTTATGATGGTTCAATGGATAGTTCAAAAAAAAATATAAAAAAAATAACTAAAGACACAATTTCTGAAGATCTTGCAGTTTGGTTTGGTAAAAAGAAGAAGTCTAAAGGATCTTCTCAACCAAAAGGTCCTTGGGTTAACATTTGTAGTAAAGTTGACGGT